GTTCAAGCTGCCGCTCACACCGTTCGGTCAGCAGCGTCAGACCGCACCTGCGGCTTCTGTTGGTGGTGGAGGAGGAATTAAAATCGAGTCCGTTGAAGTTATCCCGTAATACATTATGCCAAAATTTGCTGTAACGGTTAACGACAACGGTGTTCGCAAGCGCGTTGTCCTTGATTCTGCCACCGAGCCAACTGAGGCGGACGTTCTTTCTGCTTTGCGTGGATCCGCTGCTGAACCTTCACCTCAACCTCCCGCCACGATTGCCGAGATGCGGCGTCGCGAGGAGCAGGGGATGGTTGCTGCGCTTCCTGAGGCTCAGGCTGCGGTTGCTGTCGGATCGACCGCTCAGTTGAATCAGGCTGTGCAGGATGCTGGCAATGTCGGAAAAATGGAGAGCTTTGTTGGGACGATGGGGCAGATGGCCGAACCGACCGGAATGCTTGCTCCGTTTGAGGGTGGAAGGCTTCAGCCGTCTGGCGAGTTTACAAGAGGTGGTGCCGCAGAATCTCGCGGAATGCGGAGAGGTGCTGCGCTTGGTGCCGCAATGATTCCCCCGCTTCTAGCTGCACCTGCTGCTGCTGGAATGGGCCTTGGAACAGGGCTTCTTTTTGAAAGCGGCGTTGGACTTGGAAGCCAAGCATTATCTCAAACCATTTCTCCAGAACCTTACAGATTTGGTGAAATGATGGCTGGGGCTGTCCCAGGAGTTCCGGTTGGCCAACGTGCAAGCAAGTTGGCTCAATTCGCTCTCGAAACAGGTTCTTCGGTTGGAACCGCTGCTGCACAGGCTGGATTAGAAGCTGCTTTCGATGAAGGCACTGACCTTTCGGATGTTCTTCTTTCAACGGGACTAGCTGGCATTTTGACTCCATCTGCCAGCATTGGATTTAGAACTGCTGGAGCATTGGGTAGGGCTAGAGGCGTTCAGGCTGAAGAGTTGGTTGGACCGTTGAATTCCGTTGGAAAATTTGAACGTGCTAAACGGTATGCTCGGCAAGCGGCAGCAGAGTTTGAGCGGCCCTTTACACAGCAGTTCATTCAGGACAGAAAGCAGGAAGTTCTGAGGGAGTTTGATCGTCAAGGGGCTGGCGGACTGGCCGCTCAATCGGCTGATGAAATTGCTAGGCTTCTGTATTCTCCAAACTCTGGCCTTAGACCTGATGAGTTCAGGAAAAATATTTCAGACATTGTTTCGAAATCTCTTGCGAGAGGTGTTTCGTCTGGTCTTCCTGCTGATGAAATCTCCAGCTCAATCAAGACTCAGCTTGGAAATTACGTTCAGAACGCAGACAAGATTTCTGCTGATGCGGTTGACAGGTTTGTAGACCAATCTGAAACGCTTTTGGATAGGGTTCAGAATGCTGTAGATTCGAGACTTGCGACTCGTAACAAGAGGCTGACTGATCTTGCTCGTATTTACGAAGGTCGATACAGCACTGATTCTCAACCGCTAATCGATCAAATCACAGGGTTGAAGGCTAAAAGAGATTCACTTCCAAGCGGCTCTGCCGAGCGCACCCGGATTGACGGTGAGATTTCGCAGATAAATCAGCGCATTCAGGACATAGAGGCTGGTGCGCTTCCTGGCTATGGACCTGCCGCAGGAATCTCCCGCGAGGAACTTGGCCAGCAAGTTCAGCAAGTTGCCCGTGAGGAGCTTGAAGCTTTTAAGAAACAAAGCGAAGAGGGCTATGGAAAACTTGAGCCAAAACTTGATGAGGTAAAAATAACTGTAAAAGAAAAGGGTGCTGACGGAAAAGAAGTTGAGGTTGTTAAGACTGCTAATCAACTTAGAAAAGAGCGAAGCCAAATCCTTAAGGAAATCGATTTTAACAAGCAAGTTCAGAAAGCTGACTATTCAGTTTTCGAGCGGTTGGATAATGCTAATAACAGGTTAAACGAAGCGTTATCTAAATCTTCCGATCCTGACCTAAAAAATCTTCTTGAGGCTGAAAACAAATTTTACAGCACCGGAATCTCTAGGTTCAAAGGATTTTTTGCTGACAAAGTTTTAAGAGAAGCTGGTGAGGCTGGTGGAATGCCGGGGATTGTTTCCACGATTTCCGGCGCAAATGGCGCGCAGAATCTGCGGCTTCTTAAGAACATGCTTGGAAACAGGTATGGGGAGATTGAACCGAATCTTAGAGCCTTTGTTTACACTCAAATCAAAGGTGAAAACCCGAATCAATTCCTTGATTCTCTTGCAAAAGGAAAGGGCGGGTATGCTACTGGGATTCAAAAAGAGGTGGTGAATGAGTTGTTTCCAGACCTTTCTGAAATCAATGATGTTGCAACCAAGTATCGTTCTTTGATCGGCCAGAGAGCTGCGCTTGAAGTCGAAAAGAAGTCAATTGACTCAAATATCAAGGAGCTTCAAAATCAAGTTGACTCAGGAATTGCTGGCGCACAGGAAAAATTGAATCAGCTAACTTCGCGCACCGATGTAATTACTGATAAAATTTCAAAGTTGAGGGCATCAAATGTTATCGAGCGTGAAAATAGAATTATTGAATCGCTTGGAAAAATTCAAGCCCGTGTAAACGAAGCCGGTGCTGCTCGCGGCGACGCATTGGACACATTTAAGTTGGACGAAGTGGTTCGAGAACTTGCCACGGAAGAAGGGGTTCCACTGTACAAAGCACTTGAACGAGCCGTTGAAAGCACAAGTGCAGCGCGGGACAAGTTTTACGATGTCGTCAAAAAGGCCATGCAACCCGGTGGCCAACTCGAAAACTTCACACCTTCAAATCTGATCGACTTCCTTGCGCCAGCAAAGGGGTCTGGTCTTTCGTCTGATTATCGGGTGAAAAGATTCATGGAGGTTGTTGGTAAGAACAAGCCTGAGCTTATCAACGATGCTCAAAACATGTTGATCGGTAGAATCATCTCCGAGTCGTTTGACGGATCAAAGATCGACACCAAAAAGATTTCCTCTCTCGTTGGGAATAAGGAGGCTCAAGGTAAGTATTACGAAGCAACCCAAAGACTGCTTGGAGAAGATGGGGTCAAGCGAATAAACACGGTTGCCAACCAGTTGGAACAAGTATCAGACCTTGGAAAACCCAGCGTTTTCAGTCGATTCATCGCTCCAGCACTTGCGACTGGTGTTGGATACGGAATTGGATACGGAACCTACAAAGGTCTTGTTGGAGCTGGTGTTGGGCTTGGTGGATACGGTGTTTACAAAACGATGGAAAAGGGGATGAAAGAAGCTGTTGACGCTGCTATTGGGAGGATTCTTAAAACTCCTGAATACCTCGACATTGTTTCAAAGCCTCTTGATTCAGCAACCAAGGCTCAGATCGATAAGATTGAAAGGCTGTGGCCTCGCATCCTCAACATTGAACGAGACAGGTTGATGCTGAACCAAGAGGAAGCTGAACCTGTTTTAACTCCATTCAAACAATCTTTATCCAACCTTTTTGGAAGGTAACTAATTTCTGAATGAAAACCTCCCTCTCCAAGAAGAAAGGTAATCGATACCAGGGCAAGAAGGTGACGCTCAACAAGCCGTTCTACACGCCGGGAGAGCGGAAGAAGAGTGCTGTCTACGTTAAGAATCCTGCTGGCAAGGTTGTCATCGTTCGCTTCGGCGATCCGAACATGGAGATTAAACGCGACAATCCTGAGCGTCGTAAGAACTTCCGCGCGCGGCATAATTGCGCGGAGGCTAAGGACAAGACGACGCCTAAGTATTGGTCGTGCAAAGCGTGGTAATTTCTTCGGTAACAACTCATTCTAACTGATATGGACAAGATGAAACTTGGTGGTGGCGGACGTTACGAGAAGCTCATCGGCGAGCTTGAGAAGAAGGGTGTGAGAGAGCCTCGCGCTTTGGCGGCGTACATTGGCCGCAAAAAGCTCGGCAAGGCGAAGTTCCAATCGCTCGCTGCGAAAGGTCGTCGCCGCGCTGAGCGTGAGAAGGAAAGCTAACGCCCCCTAGGTCGTCCGCCCCACGGCTTCTTGGTTGCCGCCGCCTTATCGACTACGAACTGCTCAGGTGGAGCGTAGTCCCAGGATATCGTTCCGACTCCTCGTTGAATAACGATGGAGCCGGTTTTGTTTCCGTTCTTATCCTTCAATCCTGACCTGTCTCCACGCTTCGCCATGCCCAGCATGAAGCGTCGCGGCTGATTGAATCCGACTTCCTTCAGGACAATCACCTCTCTTGCCCAGTTGGTCAGGTCAGACGATCCGAATCCTGAGTAGGCCATATCTGCCACGCTCTCCGGTTTGTCGTCCTTACCCTTCGGCTTTGGGAAGTGATGAACCAGCACGATGACGACTCCTGTCTCCATCATAATCGGCTGAAGCAAGTGCCGCGTGAAGTTCGCGCAGACCTCGATGTCCGATGGATTGCCGCCGATGTAGGAGAGCAAAGGGTCGATGTAGACGATATCCACCTTCGTCTTGCGGATAAGACGACGCAGCATGGTCGTGAACTCCGCGCCGGTTCGAACTGCCTCGCGGAAGAAGAGCATGTCCGCACGGCGCAATCCGTTCCGCCAATCGCTTCCGAAGACCATCTGCGCGGCTCCTTTCAGCGCATCGTGCTGATCGGCGATATCATTTTCAGCTTGGACGTAGGCCACCTTGAGCGGTCGTACCGGCTGACATCCGAACCAATCCGAACCTATGGCCCACCTCAGTCCTTGGTAGAATGCCATCGAGCTTTTGCCGCATCCGCTCTGACCGACAAAGAGAACCGATGAACCGCGTCGAATCCATCTGTCACCGATCAGGTTGTCAGGGTCGTTCTCAGGATCGTAGTCGATGATGCTCTGGAGCGGGAACTCCTGAGGCATGTCCTGGGACTCCAGATAGTCCGTGAACGCATCCCAGTTCACGACGCCCACATTGATGGCGACAAGCCTCTGCTCCTTGCCATCGCGCATCACACCGGCAAGACGAGAGAACCTGCTCGCGTTCTTGTTCTTCGGATCGATGCCGAGAGCCTCCAGATGGCGATAAACAACGTCGCGACGCTCGTTCCATTCCTCCTTGTTCGCCGCTTCAACGCGCACCCAGCCGTGCAGACTCTTGCCGCCGGAATCGATGACGACAGAGAGTGGTAGCTTCGACTCCTTGAGGATCGTCCATTGCTCATCCTTCGTCTTGTCGTCCATCTCGACCAGCACATGGCGGAAGGCTGACACGCCGGAATCAGATCCGCTTTCATCGAGACACGGGTTAACCCGTACATACGCGCCACGGCTGTCAGGACCGTTCCACATGGAACTTATGGGCGGCGTAAAATGCTTCTCAATCCATTCGTCGCGCTTGAGGAACGTACCCTTGGACGCTGGCCTACCCTTGCCCTCCTCGTCGCAGATGATGTCATTGCAGATGCAGACAACTTCATCCGGCTCGAAGCAGGCTTTGAGAAAGTCGATGGTTGTAAATCGGCATTCCGGTTGCGGAATTGCTTGGATCTTTTGAACGATGAACTTGCCGGTCGTGGATACCGGCGTTCCGCTCTGTGCGGATAGAAGCCATCCCTTCGGCTTGTCGTGCGTCACGGTCATCGCCTGATTGACCTTGTGGGCCAATTCGTTCGGCTTCCACGGCGGAACGCACTTCGCGTTGTATTCGCTCAGCAGCATCTCCGCATCCGAGCGTGAAAGCTCGAAGCCGTGAACGAGAGCGGTGGCTACTGCGAAGGTTGTGTTATGACCGCCCTGACCGCTAACGGCACCGGGGGTGTTTCGAAGCCATGCTCGCGCACGGTCGATATTTGAATTGCTCATTCGATTCCAAGTTGTTTTCTCGCGAGTTCCCCAGACCTGCCAAGGTCAGTCTTGGCGATTTCCTGAAGAACAGAATTTGATTTCTCTAATTTCTGAAAAAGGAGAGCAAGCTCTTTGGGAGTCATCAGGTACTTGCTCCATTGCTGGATGGGTATGGAGCGAGACTTGAACTTCGCAAAGAGCTGCTCTTGTGCGGCGATGTAATGGCTAGGGCTTCGCATCTATCAGCGCGAACTTGGCATTGAATTCAGCCTTTGTTCGAACGTAGAGCTTTCGTTTGCCTTCCCGCATGTAGGCCACGCCTTGCCACTTGGTTTCTCCGATTCGTATCTCTACGTCGTCAGAGAGGAGTTCAACCTGCACCGAGCTGTTTCCTAAGTTCTTGTATCTCATCTTCGGTTGCATCGTCGAGATGGCCTGAACCGCTCGAATGCCAGACTCCATCCACGTTTTGCTGGGGCTTCGGCCTGCTCATCCAACCGCGAAGAAGTGCATACTCGATCAACTGAGGGGCTTCCTTCAACAACTGTTGTCGCGTGATTTCAGATTTCATCGGGTTCGATTCGTTTGCCGCGTCGTCCGCCTGCTCGGCGCATTCCCATTTCGGTTCCAATTTCATTGGCGAATCCACGGCGGATCAGCCATTCCTTGTACTTTCGGTCGATGTAGGCGAAGTCAACCCTTGGCGTCGATTCGTCTGCGTCGGCTACTCGGACTGTTGCTACTTTGTTCATGCTTATTTGTATATCTCGGTTGTTAGTTTGTAGTGTCGCTCAGCTTGGGTGCAGTTCCAGCACAGGTCATGTCCTGCGTTGCATCCACACCCGAGAGATTTGAAGAGAACCTTGGCCAACCATTGGTATTCCTCGATGGCATGGCGCAGGGTTTCGATGTCGGTTTCCTCTGCGAGAGGTTTGATGTCGCTCTCGCTCATTTGAGGATGAATAGGATGAAGTACGCTGCGGTAATCACCACGCCAGCGGCGAACGCTGCTATCATCAACTCTTTGAGTTCATCCTTTGATGGTGGACGATTGATTTTTCGATTCATACGGCATCCTGTTTTTTGTGGTGATGATCTTCGTGACACCTCTTGCATAACCATCGCACTTTTAATAAATCACTTTGATTGTAGCTATCATGATGTGCCTCCGGTTTGCAATGGCAACCGCATTTTGAACAGGAATTAGGCCTTGTCAGTTTTCCACTGGCAATCGCATGTGTTATCGCGTTGTGAGCTTTTTGAAGATGCGGGCTTCTAACTCTCAACTTTCTCACACGAGCTGCCGCCTTTTCCCTGTGAATCGTAAGCGCAACCGGATCAGACTTAATCGCTTCAATCTTTCTCTTTTCGTACACTTTCCATAAATCAGAGTTTGCAACGTAGTATGGCCTGTTGTAAGCGGAGTTGTAAGCTCCATGACAAACTTTGCACCAAGACTGAAAACCATCTTTGCTTGCTGACTGTTTTCTAAACAATTTAACCGGCTTTTCCTCTCGGCATTTAGAGCAAATTTTTGTCCTGATTAGTTCTGTTGTCATAGTTCATCTTCCTCCACCTAGAGCATAGTGCAGAATCAAGAGGGCGTCGCAGTTGCGAAGCGTCACGTCTAGGTGTGGATACAATTCCTGGGCCTTCGCCTTGAGCTT